CTAGAACAAACCCGCAGGCTCAGCAGCCCGATCCCAGCTGTAGATAATAAGCTCGTTGCGCTCGACGCCCTTGCCGCCGCCCCCTACGATGTAGTTGATTCCTGTGCTATCCATTTCGAAGCGCGCAAATACCCGCCGGATATCCGGGTGGTCGTTCAGGCTGAGAATTGCTTTCCCCTTTAGACGCGACATCAGTTCTGCCATTTTCTCGTACTGGGCAAAATCAAACTCGACCCCGTATCCAGCTGTCTCCCAGTACGGCGGATCAAGGTAGAACAGGGTATGAGGGCGATCGTATCGCTCCATGCACTCGTACCAGTCCATGTTCTCGATGTAGGCGCCAGTGAGCCGCAGATGCGCTGCGGACAGGTTCTCTTCGATGCGAAGCAGATTGACCGGTGGCGCCGTCGTGGCAGTGCCCCACGTCTGCCCTTCTACCTTCCCGCCAAAAGCCTGCTGCTGCAGGTAGAAAAAACGCGCTGCTCGCTGAATGTCCGTGAGGGTGTGGGGTGGTGTCTGCTGCAACCACTTGAACACATCGCGGCTCGAGAGCGCGTACTTGAACTGGCGAACAAATTCCTCGAGGTGATTCTTCACCACCCGGTAAAGGTTGACCAGTTCGCCGTTCACATCGTTGATGACTTCGACCTCCGCTGGTGGCCGCATGAAATACAGCGCTGCGCCGCCGGCGAACACTTCGACATAGCACTTGTGCGCGGGGAACTGGGGGATGATGCGGTCAGCAAGACGACGCTTGCCGCCGATCCAGGGAATGATTGGCATTGCCATGTGTAAACCTTTTTACATTATTTTGTGCTAGACTCCCGCCGCCTCCGGAGGTAGCAGAGCCTTGCTCGGTTTACTGGGTCTATCAGTGAATTGAGGCCTAGCCAGTTTGTTGACGCAAATTGGCCAGGCGCTCTGTTTTTACTGCTGTAGGTCCTGAACGCAGCCAGCTAGCGCTGCCTCCAACTTTCCTTCATATTTTCGGCCGATCAGCCAGTCCCGCGCGAGAGCGAGGACCTTCTCGCCGGCCTGCGCATTGAGCGGTAGCTTGTCGAATTCGTACACGGGTGTCACCGGTTTGTCCCTGATGCAAGGCGCGTGCACCGGTACGTAGACGGTTTCCGCCGGCAGAGGCGCGGTGCCGCAACCCGCCAGCAGCAGTACGCCCACGAAGATAGGTGTTTTCATTTAACGTCCTTCAGCAGCTGGTCGACGAATGGCATGGCCTCGTCGCAGGAGTCGACACGCGCGCCGACCAGCTTAGCCAGCGCGCCATCGAAGCGGCGACCGTTGGCGGCCGCCAGCGCCTGGGCAGCGCGGCCGCGCGCGTCGGCAGTCACGGTCAGCCGGTGCATGGATTGGACCGCCTCGTTCTGAACGCCAATCGAGGCGCGCAGCGTGGCGCTAACGCCCTCCTCTGCTTTCAGGCTGGCCAGCGCCTGGTCGCGCGCTATGGCCGCCAGCCGCCAGCCCGTGCCGGTGCCGGTGGTTACCACCAACAGCAGTACGGCCATCACCAGGGCCGCCACTTTCCAGATGCCGGCGACGACGGCGCCGCCAGCAAGGCTGAGCGCGCTCACGGCACGCCCGTCAGGCACAGGCTGCGCTCGGAAGCCCGGCGCTTGGTCAGGCCCGGCAGCGCCACCATCACGCCCACCAGGCGAGCCTTGTCCCAGCGCGGCAACTGGTTGCAGGCGCCGACCAGGTCACCGGCGTACAGCATGCGCGCCGCCGTCGAGCTTGCGCGGCTGCACACCAGGGTCGGCCCCAGGTTAAACACCGCGTCGGCGAACGCGGCAAGCACCGGCACTGGCAAGCCTGGTACGCAGCGCTCAACGGTGGCCACCGCCTTCTGCATGTCGGCGGTCAGCAGCGCGCGGCATTCATCCATCGAGTACAGGCGCTTCGCCACCACGTCAGCGCCGGTGTGGCCGTAGCACACGGTCAGGATGCCGGGCGGGTCGTAGTAGGCGATCTGGCGGATGCCCTCGGCGGGGATGGCGATGACCGTGGCCAGCGCGGCTGCGGCGGCCGCACGTTGTTTAGGCGTTGCCATTGGCGCCTCCCGACAGTTCACGCTGCGCCACCAGGCGCGCGATTGCGGCCGACATCGACACCACGGACGCGATGCCAGCGAACACACCGCCCGGGATGCCGGCCGGCTGCACGAACTGCACGCCCACCTCCAGGCCACCCAGGATGGCAGCCAGGATGCTGAATTTCATCGACCAGGCCCGGGTGAGCACGGCGCGCCAGTCTTCGATCAATTCGATTTTCATATCAGCCTTTCAGTTTAAAAATTCCGTACAGCGCTAGGGCGGCGCCGACGATTGCGGAGATCCATTTCGCCGGCCGCTCGAACCAACCCAGCACCCGCATCCCGCCCTTCATCGAATTAACTGCATTGACCATCTCACGCAGCGCGGCCACATCGAGCTGCGCGACCAGGCCTTTGATGATGTCCACGCCCGCCAGCGTCTCCTGCGTAAGCGCGGTGTTACCGGCCATGTTTCCCTTCATGGTGTGCACGTCGATGCCAAGCTTTGCGAGGCCTTCGACCAACTGCGTGATGCTGGCCTTCATTGCAGCCTGTTGCCGCTCAAGCTCCTCCATTCGGGCTTGGTTATCGGCGTGGTGCTGCCGCTCCATCTGTTCATCTGCTGGCATGTTTGCCTTTCTGTGGGCGTAAAAAAGCCCGCCTAAGCGGGCCGTGGGGATCAGTGCTTATGCGGCTGCACTGATCAAGATGAAATACCGCCACCTACAGGACGTTCGCCATCCAGGCACCAACTACCTGCGCGTACTGTTGGCGCCCAACCGCGTCGAAATGCACCCAGTCGACGATGGCGCGGCGCTGCGACTTATTCACTGGAGAAATGGCTTGAGCGCTATCATAGGGATAAGCCCAGTCGAGCGACATGAAGGGCCACACTGGTACGACGTACAGCCCCGCAAATTCGACCTGCAGGGCGCGCACATCCGTTTGGCACTGCTCGATCCAGGCGCTTGTTTCGTCCTGCCAGACAGCGTCACCCATCGTCGTAGAGGACCAGCCGGGTGCAGGGATGATGCCGATCTTTACGTTTGGTAAGGCCGCCTTAATTTGCCGCACCATGACCTGCAGGCCGAGGCGCATGTACTGCATCCGCTCAGCCTTCGTATAGTTTCCGGTGTCAAGATTAATGTCGTTGGTCGACAGCGCGATGGTGATAACGTCTGGCGCCGGCACGGAGTGCTGCGCCATGTACCAGGCGAAATCAAAGATGAAAAATTCACCCGTCTTGTCCGTCGCATCCGTATACGACACTTCGCGATCTACCCCGGTAAATCGGAAACACCATGTTGGATGCGCCGCTTTATCGGCCGGGCTGGCCGGTTTAAGAAATGGATTTTCAAATTTAGAAGTACTCGCTTTCCCGCCGGGGCTGCGAGTGTGAGGACCAATACCGGCGCTGAAATTGTCCTTGCCGATGAAGCTTCGGTAGTTCCAGTATCCGCGCCCTTCCCCCACGTAGCCCTCTGTATATTCAGACGAGTACGTACCGAGCGGCGTCACCACAGCGCCGTGAGCTGTGAGGTTGTTGACGTTGGTCGCCACCATCCCCACTTCGGTCAGCGAGTCGCCCATCGGCAGCCACCGAATTGCACGGCCGTTCAACGCATCTGGTGCAGCCATACGCCGGTTGATCGGCTGGAGGTACCGCACCATCGGCTTAGCCTCGTGCCGGAAGCCCAGCTCGAACTGGGCGCCCAACTGAAGTGGGTTCAGCTTGAGCACCTGTTCGACGCACTGAAAACGATCAGCGATATCAGGACCTTTCGTGTCGAGCCACAAGCGGATCTCGTTCATGATCTGCACCGCATTCGACGAGAAGCAGCGGCCCTTGAACAGCGCCATGGATTGATGCTCCCAAAAATACATGTCGTCTGGCAGAATCAAACGGTGGGCCTTTTCATCAAACTGCACTGTACCAGGACGAGAGACCACATTCCCTGCGGCGTCGATCAGCTCAATTTTCTGATATGGATCGTTTGCATACAACCGCTGCTGGTACACCGCTGCAATGGGCAGCACATTCGCCGGCAAATCCTCAGGAGCCACTAAAACCCCTACATCACCGGTGGATCGGTCAACGTAAACCCATACCAGGAATTCAGAACTGGCCGCCGAAAACGATACGGCCTGACCACCTGGCACGATGACGTAATCGCCACCTCCCAACACGATGCCGGTGTTGGCAGCGCCGGTCGTTCTCACCATTCCAGTGGCCAGATTAATCGTAACGCCGAGTCCTGCAGTCACGGTACCCAGGTTGGACTCGTCACTGGAGAGGCCTTTGCAGCGACGCGACGTTCCATTAGCGTCAACGAATTTCACATTACGGTTGTCCGACTGGGTGTACAGCTTGCTGTTCCAGACCATCCCGATGACGGGCACTCCCGCAGGGGGTGTGGCCGCCGCATCCGTCATGCCGAGTGTGCCCGACTTAGGATTGACGAATAGCCACCCCAACCCTGCAGGGTAGGTCCATGTGAAGGCAATGTCCTGGTTGCCTGCCACCTCAACGAAACCACCACGGTACGCGATGATGCCGCCCTGCGCGTCGGTGGTAACGCGTTTGGTGGCCATGTTGAGGGTCAACCCGCCCGGTGCACAAATAAATGTGCCCATGGCCTCCAGTTGCCCACTGCTCACGCCGGTGTTCACCGGAATGACGAGTATTCGGCACGACCGGTCCTCGGCGTACAGTTTTTGACCAAGGATGTACCCCAGCACTACGGAACCCACCGGAGGCTGCCCTTGGAGGACCTCGGTAATAGCGACCACACCTGTCGCCTTGTTCGCGTGCAGGTACATCAGGTTGCCCGGATACGAGTACGAAAAGGCGACAACCTGCCCGGCTGGAATGCTGCTAAAGCCGCGCCGATGCATCACCACGCCAGCCTGATGGACGGTAATTTTCTTTTGCCCGAGATCCACGGTGATGGAGAGGTCTGCATCAATCGAGGCCAAGGGTCCGGCGACGTCAAGCGCAGTGACCAGGTCATTGGCAAGCACCCAGTTCCCTGCGCCCGGCGCCCCCTCCTTGCGGTACGTGCCATTGTTACTCGGCGTTGGGTCGTTCGTTACGAATGCCATCATCTGCGACGGCGGCGACAGGTCCGCATTGAGACTTGCCAGTGTCGGATAGCCCTTGATGCCAGAGTCGGGAATCTTTGACAGCACGCCGGCGAGCGTGAGCTTGGACTTGCCGAAACGGTCCTGAGCAGTCAACGCCTCAGAGGTGGCCAGCGCCTCGATGTGCTCGAGGTCTTTCTTACCGTTGTTCAAATCTTGGATGGTGAGAGCGGACATTCAGACTTCCTCTTCAACAAAAAAGGCGCCCGCAGGCGCCTTGGTATTAATAAATTTAAATCAACTGATCACGCTATCGCGGTCAGGAATTGGTAACTGGTCACCCAGGTAATAATCCGGGCTGTAGTTGACAGCACGAATTGTCGGATACTGAGGATCCGATAGATCAATTTCCTGCACCAGGAATGCCATCGCGTCACGAGCGCTATCTGCTGCAAAACTAAATATCGTGCGTACTCCATCCCGCCCGTATTGGGTCACAAGTGGTTCACCGGGCAAGGTCTGCAGCACGACTTTATTGGACGAACTGCCCGGCCCACAAACCACACTCTCGACGCTGCCGTCGCGGCGCATCAACACGATGCTGTGGGGCAGGCCGGGCGCAAACTCAACGTCCTGGCTGAGCGCCAACTCCAAACCACTCTGCCCTACCACCTCACCATCGAACGATTTAAAGCGCGTGTTGTCTACGATGTCCACACGTGCGTTGGGCAGCAGGCCGCGCGCATCGGTGGTAGTGCTCGTCTCAACGGTGAGCCGCTGGCCCAGAAGCTTCCGATACTCGCGGTTAGCTCGCAGCCACGCCTGAGCGAAGCTGCGAATGCCGGCAATCTCAAATTTCTTGGCCTTGCTATGGCTACGATCAAGCGGCAATGTAATCGTTTCCGACTGCAGTGAATCGGGATCGACGTACACAAATTCCACGCCGTCATAGTCAGCGTCGTTGGCGAACGCGCGTGTTATCGTCTCCGACCGTGGCTTCTTGTTTCGATGAGTGAATAGCGCCGTGCTGGCGGGCTGGGCCTGGTCAAGTGCGAGGCGAATCTTGCCGTTTTGCCGGTACGCGATGCAAAAGCCGGCATTGGCGATCATGATCACCGTCTCCTCGAAACTGGTGTTATCCGAATCGAGCGTGAAGTTAAACTGTCCGACATCCGGCCGCCACGCATCGAGCTGCCGCTGCACCCCCCATATCTGTCGCATGTCCACTTCGGTGGCCAAGTTGCGCCTTCCTATTTTAGCGTCTACCGCCACCGCAGCGATGATATCGACAAGCCGCGAAGTGGCTTGGATACTGCCGGCCACGTGGCGTCCATCCGCATCAAATGCGCCCGAGAAGCTGGTACCGTCGTACAGCGGTAGTCGGCGTGAGACCAGGCAGTTGAGCTGCCGCGTCTTCATTGTCGTCGCCCGTAGCGTAGCTTGGGTAACTGTATGCACGGTCGTCTTGTTACCAAACTCGGCCTTGTCAACAGGCACCACAGCGTATAGGTCCTGCCACTTGATTTCGTCAACGATCGTGCCCTTGAACCCATAATCGTACTGAGTCACGCGGCGCATGCGCACGCGCGCGGGGCCAGTCCAGGCAGTACGTCGCTCGATGGTCTCGGCGCGCTCGTCTTGCACGGCCCCTCGCAAGCTTCCGTTGATGATCTCAACAGTACCGGTTGGCGCCAGCGATTCGGTCAGGCGTTCGATCTCAATTACAAAATTGACCGTAGTAGCTGACTTCCCACCATCGTCACGAAACATTCCTGTGGGGGCTACGATGTTGCACCAAACCTCGGTCCGGCCCTTCGCTGGCAGCGTCACCCAATCGGTGTAGTCGCTCACGCCGACCAACTGCACACTAGCGCCGGCAACGGTGCGCTCACCCGGCCAGGACGCGCCAATCAGTTGCACGTAGCCATCGTCAACAGCGCCCACTTCAAAGGTACCGCCGTAATCGCGGGGCGCCTCAAACGTGGCGACCTCGACATCCTCGTCGGTCACACCTCCGGCAACAATTAGCGTGGATGCATCCGGCTTAGCGACAACCGTCCGCAGCCCGTTGTTCAGTACCGTACCGCCCACTACAACCACATCACCGATAGCAATATCGGCAAATAACTCCCGGTTCAGCACATCGGAAAAGCTCTGCAATGCAGCACTAAATGTCACCTGGCCTACGGTAGTGACGGCATCGCCCGCTGCGCTGACGGTGATGAAGTCGCCGACAGCCAAGACAGCGTTGAAATTGGGCTCCTTATTGATTTGCTTGATGCGATTACCGCCGTCAAACGAATATGCGGCGGAGCCGGGCAACTGAATCTGGTTCAGCGCTTTGAGGGTAATGCCATCGACCTCAATGGCGCGGCGCGTAGACAGGATGCTGTCAATGATAGGGTCGCCGATCTGCAGCACGGGAGTGCCGCTGTTAGGCGAGGTAAATGGCTCATAGATCGCCGCGCTGGAGCCACGCAGGTCAGCGATCAGGGTGTCTCCATCCTTGACCTCAGCGACGTCGTAGTAGCCACGCCCGATGCAGTAATAGCCGTACTCAAACTTGCGGTGCCCGATATATTTGGAATAGGTCGGCATCATCAGCGACGGAACCGAAAGCACGGTGCCATAGATGTCCTCGACACGCTCGAGCATTCGGACTTTGTTTTCCCGCTGCCCGAGTGAGTTATTAGGGCTTTGCTGCGTGCGGTTGATGTTTCCCGGCATGACTGGCTTAGGCATCAGCACATAAGCCGCCACAGCCATCACTGCAGCGATTATGTAGGGTATCCATGCCGCTGGCGCACCAGGCGACTCAAGGATCACATACTCCTCAAACTCGTTGGCGAGAATCGCCGTCGCGTCGCGGCTAATCTCGGTCGCGACGGACGGCTCTCCAGTGAAAATTTGGATGGTGACCTTTGGCACATCGCCATAGTGATCGAGCAGCCAGTGTGCCAAGCTCGTCGCTTCAAAAATTCGAGGGGCCACTGGTGCGAAGGGTGATTCGTACAAACGAATGCGGGTCATGATCTCGCCCAATATTCCAGTACCGGATAAACATCGCCGATGACCGACATCTCGTCATATCGGTTTCCGTCAGCAAGTGCGTGCAGTATTCGGCCATCGTAAAAAACACCGCAGTGATGCAGCCCCATGGCCTGCGACTTCCCCATTAATACGATGCAAAAATTCACTGGCTCGGCAACCTGCGCGAAGCCGCTGGGCGACTTGTGCAGGGCGATGCGAAACGCACTGGCGATCGCCCGGATCGAGCTATTAATGGTTCGGTAGTCGGTGACGGTCTGCCCCAGCTCACTGCCGTATACATCTGCCACCAGTTGCCAGCACGGGGGCGTGTCGTATTGACGCGACAGGTAATCGTTGACGTTCATAAAAATTCTCTCAGCATGGGAATATCCCTTGGTACGTAGAGCTCCCCGGTCCGGGTAATGTTCAAGCGGGGCGACACCGCGCTGATGCCAGCGGCACCGATCATGTAGGTGATACTTTCGACCTGCAGCACAGCGACTGCCTGCGGATCGTGCAAATCGTCGCTCAAGTATTCGCGGTACACCACGCTGACTTTTTCCTGCGTCGTCAATGGCACTCGGTCCATCTCCAGTTGAAACTGGTCTTGCTCGACTCGCTCGACCAGGCCTATGCGGATATCGAATTTTTGATCCAGATGCCCGAGGCTGCCGGCCAACTTGGTTTCGATATTACTGGGCAGCATGGTGACGACTTTTCCGTCCTCAGTGGTCACCTGCCCAGGGTACGGCTCACGCCATAAATAGAAAACGCGACTCATCGCTGAATGGCTGATTTGCAATGTCTGAATGGGCCACACGGCCTGCGGAGCCGAGGCCAGGAATCTCCTCAAGCGGCTGCCAATATCTAAGCTCATTCGAAATCCAGTACGTTGGTGTCGCTGTTGGCAAACGTCGCCAACCGCGTGAGTAATTGGTCCGACTCATCAGCGAAGGTGGTGTAGAAATCGATGAGTCCAGCAGCATCATCAGCGCTGATGTCGTAGACCTTGTTTTCCGCCTCCACGACGAACGAGACCACCATTGCAATGCCGCCCGTGCGGGAGGCTGTGTATGTCCCTGGGACGATATTGACAGCATGCGGCTGCGTGCCAAATCCGCTGTCGAGCGGCATATCAAACGTCACCGATCCCTTCAGAATGATGTGGTGGTAGAACACCGTCCAGATGGAGAATTTGAGCTGGTTCAGAACCAGCGTCACGTTGAACTGCTGAGTCCCACGGCCATACTCCAGGCCGTAGCGCGCAGCACCGCCGGGCACTTCGGTACGAAGCACCCCGCCAGGCCCGCTAAAAGAATATGCCGCCACGGTCGGCGATAATCCGGGAGGTAAAGTTGGCATCAACCACGGCTCCTTGGTGTATTGAAATTACGCGACATCGCTCGACTTGTCTTGCTGTTCGGATCGGCCATTTGCGCAGCCACCGACGAGACTGCGTCCTCGACGATCAACGCCCACTCGTCATCCGAAATGCGTTTCTGCTCCACGATGCGCTGCGGCGTTCCGGTATTGACAACGGTCCACTTCACGTCGCCGCCGCCACCTCCCCCCAACTTGCTGTTCGGGATGATGGTGCCGTGCGACGTCGGCTGGAAAATCTCCGGGCCTTTCTCGCCCACGATGAACGCGCCGCCGCTCCACACCGGCCCGCCCTTCTCACGCATGCCGGCGATCGCCATGCCGGCCACCATGCCGGCGCTGGCATAGCCGGTTACACGGATCATTGTTGCCATCGGAATACCGTAGATACCCAGCTGCGCGCCAGCCTTGGCGGCGGCCACCTCGGTGTTGAGCAGGATCTCGGCCACCGCGATCGCCTTGCTGGCCAGGAATGCTGCCTTGCCCAGCGCGCTTTGCTCCTTGCCCGCTTGCTGCATCATCCCGTATAGCTGATCCGCCGTATTGCCGGCGGCGCCCAGCGATTGCAACTGATACGAGGTTTCCATTTCCATCATGGCGTTGGTGTGCCGCTGGTTTTCCTCCTCGATCAGCCGGTTTCCCTCGATCGCGTTCTCCAGCTCGGCATCGCGGAACGCCTGCAGGTCCTTGAGGCGAGTGGCGTACTGCTCACGCTCCACGTCTTCAGGTTTCTTCAGCGAGTCGCCAATCTGCTGGGCCGACGACTTGGTCAGGGCCTTATTCACCTGCCTGGTCTGGTCGTCGCCGTCCTGCCTGAATTTCTGCACTGATTCGTCACTGACGGGCCCCTTCTCTTTGGCCTGCCGGATGCGCTCCTCGACATCAAGCTGGATGCGCCGCGCAGCCGTGAGCTTGGCGACCTCCAGGGCGGACTTTCCATACAGATCGTTTTCGAACGCCATCTGGCTGATCGACTGCGTCTGCTGCCGATTCCAGTCCTCGACGGCCCGGTTTAAATCGCTTTGGGCGCGGTTGAGCTCCAGTTTCAGCGTCAGGCTGTCTTCGTCAGCATCCTGCTGCGCCTTCGCCTTCTTCGCCTGCAGGTTGCTGATCGCTTGCTGGTCGGCATCGCGGTCGGCCGCTTTGGTCGCCTTGGCCTGGTGCGCCTGCAGGGCGGCGATCCCGTCGTCGTAGGCCTGCAGCGTGATCGCCAGTCCGCTCTCCAGGGCCTTTTGCCTGTAATCGTTATAGGCATCCAGGTCGATCAGGTCCTGGCTGCGCAGCTCAGCGATGTACTTGTTCCCGAACGCCAGCGCGCCCTGCTCTTTCGCCAGCCCGGCCTCGAGGCTGGCCAGGCGCATGTCGAGCCGCTTCTTGGCCGTTGCAGAACTGGCGTCTTCCTCCTTGTCACCGGCATACTTGAGCGGCTTCTTGGGCTTTGCGCCATCGTCGGCTGGCGCGGTGCCATCTTTTTGATTCCGCGCATCAACTCGCTTACGCACGTTCTGCGACATCGAATCCCATGGCGTGCTCCACAGGTCAGCGAGCTTCTGGTTCGCATTGGTTACCGCTACGTCGCGCGCGGCAAGGTCTTTCTGGAATTGAGCGGTGGACGACTCGCCGCTGAAAACATTTGCAACGAGACTATAGGGGTTGAAGTTCTTGACGGCGCTGCCGGCCACCGTGATATCGGCGTACACCGCCTTGATGCTGTTGCCGATCGTTTGCAGCGTGCGCACGTACAGCAACGACACATCGACTGCCGTCGCAATTCCGATAGAGAGATCATCGAACCATCCGGACAAGTCCTCTTTCACCAGGCCATCTGCGCCTGTCGTCAGGTCAGCGAATGCCTCCACCAGATCGGTAGCAGCTGGCAAACCGGCGCCGACGATCTGCGCCACCATCGCCTCGAATTTCACGCGTATGAACCCCAGCTGATCCTGGTAATTCGCAGCAGCGGCAGCAGCCTCGGCGGAGACGCCGGTAAAGCGTCCCAGGTGGTCGTTGACGTCATTCATGTACGGCAACAGCTCAGCACCCGACTTTCCGAGCAAGTCATTCATCAACGCCGCCTTACCGGCGCCGTCCTCGTACCCTTGGAGATGCTTGGCAATTTCGATGAACGTCTCGGATGGGTCCTGGTCTTTCAGATTCTTTGTTTCCATTCCCAAGGCGGTCAGCGCCTTGCGCACCTTACTGCCCTCGTCGTCTACCGAGACGAGCCCCTTGGACAGCTTGACCAAGGCACTATCAATGCCGCCGAAGTCGGTACCTGTCGCGGACGCCAGCTGGCCCAGCCGCGACAGGTTCTCCACCGATGAGCCGGTTTTCTGCGCCATGTCATCGAGGTCGGCCAGCGCGTCGATGGCCTTGTTCGCCGATCCGATCAGAGCATCGACCGTCAACGCCACCCCGACCACCGCCAGAGCGCCGGAAACAAAACCGGCGGCGCTCTTCACCCGCCGCATGGCTGACTCAGTTCCCTGCGCCGCCCGCTCCATGTCCGACTGGTAACGTGCAATGTTCGCCTCGAGGAAAACAACGAGCGATCCCAATGTAGACATAAAAATTATCCTGCGTTAGATGAAGGTCGCACGCCAAACAGCGCGGCCCGGAGCAACTGGCCCTGAGCAACCGGATCGGCCAGCAGCACCGGTTCATCATCTGGCGCATCGTCGCCGGTATCGCGCCAGAAAATGAAGTCGTCCGGTTTATACGGTTCCGGGCGTGACTTGCTGTCCCGATTGATATTCGCCTGCACCGCGCAGGCGACACCGTGGCGGTAGTCGGCAATCAGTTCACCGAACGGCTCGATCTTGTAGTACGCCATCCATTCGGTGAACTCAGCCGAACATATCTCCAGCTGAGCCTGCCTTACTGACTTGCCGAGCTTGGCGGCGAGCCTGAACCAGAATCGTCGCTCTGGCCGCTCACGGAGTTTTTTTCGGCATCCGCTTCCGCCTTATCGCCCAGACCGTTGAGGCGCATGGCGACGGCGGCCGGGCGATCGAGTGACCGAGCCGACTTGGCCTGCAGCGCGTCGATATCGGCCACGGTGAACATGCAGGCGCCCGATTCGTCAACGATCGTGGCTGCGAGCAGCGCCGCCGAGAACCGACCTACAGGAACTCCGGCATCCGATGCAATGGACGTGCGGAACGCGTCGCGCTCGGCGCCCGTCATGACGCGAATGCGCACCGTGCCGCCCCATGCCGGCACATGCACGTCTTCATGCTTCAGGTCAGCGGCAGCCAGGATCGCCGAGCGGCTCAACAAGGTGCTCATGCCCACACCAGCTTTCCGGTCACCTTGGTATCGATGGTGCCCTTCAATACTGCATTGACGCCGCCAGCGACGGGCATCGACTTGACCAGGATGTCGAACGTGACCACCACTGCATCGGGGAACGTCAGGCGCAGCGCCGTGCGCTCGCCGCTTACGTGCGCAGCGCGCAGTGCGATATGGCCAGGGTCGTCGTTGAGCATTTTCGCTTCCATGCTGAACTTGCCGTTGTCGACCAGGCCGCTGATGTATTCCATCGCCTCGCTGTCGAGGTCGGTCACATCGATGTCGGACGCGGAACCATCGAGGCCGTTGTACGAAATGACGCCCTTGATCTTGGTCCAGACGGGCGCTTGCACCGTGCCCGTTTGAATCTCCAGGGTGCTGCCCTGGGCAGAAATTCCACCGGTTGCCATGATAGGCTCCTTAAAAAAATTGACCGCCACTGGGGCGGTCTGAAAATGGATGAGCAGCTAAGCTGTGAGGCTCGCTGTCTCGGTTCGGTACTGCACTTTGTATCGGGTGGTCAGCATGCAGGCCATGCCGTCTGCGCCGGCAAACAGCGGCGCATTGGTTCCCACCTCCCAAATCTGCAGGAGGTGGTCGGACGTGTAAGCCATGATCAGCGGATGCGCGATTTCCATCACGCTATCGGCCTGCTGGTCCGGCACATCGCTGCGGGTGATGACGCTGGCCAGGATCTCGCACTCGCGGATCGTCTCGCCGCAGAGATCGGCCTCAATATCCTCGCTACCGCGATGAATCACCAGCACGGGACTTTCCTCGCGAGTGAATGCGATGTTGATCGAGCGTTCGACCATGGCTGGGAAGGCTGGCGCCGCCGACAACAGCGCCAACAGCTCTTGGATGAATAATTCGCGCAGAGTCATGGCGTCACCTTATCCAGCATCGCAATAAAAAACCCACCATCGCCCTTAGCCATAGGCGCTTGGCGCACTTTGTACTGCGCCCCGTCCACCGTAATGATGAAGCCGCGCTTCAGCTCCACGTCTGTGGCCAAGTATTCGATGCTGTAATCGGTGGTATGCACCACGCCGTCGAGCACCACCTGGTCGGGCCGTTTAAAGCCGCCCGAGAACACCACCAGGTCACCAACTGGCGGCTGGTAGCTGGCATCATCCAGCATCCCCGCGTCTTGGATGGCGCTCCAGAAGCGCTCTGCATGAAATGGCACGTAAGCTCCCGCTTAAGCGCCGACTGCGCCGCCGTTCAGGCGCACGTAGCCAACAGTCGAAGGGTTCGCCGATACAGCGGTGGTCACGCCGATCAAGCCACCTTTCGTGCTATCGCTGTCGCAGCGCTTGTTGGTGTCGTCCCAATAAACGCGGACACCGACCGCCCATGCTTGAGCGCTCGTCTTTGGCAGCGTGAAGACGCCCTTCATCGAACCCTCGACTGGCGTACCCGAAGCCGCATCGGTAGTCGCGATAGCGAACAGCGCACCGACCTGGAAGCCGCCACCGCTTGCAACGTCGTAAGGGGCTGGCAGCGTCAATACGTTACCTTCTTGTACAAAATTTTTCATCTCGATTCCTTACAAAGAAAAAATAGGACACCAGCGTTTCCGGCCGGCGTCGCTTGAACCAGCATCTCAATGCTGGGGTTCTTCCACACTTCACTTGCACCGCTGACATAGATGTCATCATCCGGCACGCTGGCGCCGGCTTCGATGGTGAGGGACACCTGCCTTCCCTACGAAGGGTTGACCAGCGTTGCCCGCATCAACGTGTTCCCGGAGCCGCCGACGCTGTGCCGGCAAGTCGCCACGATGCGATTGTTGGCGAACGGGCCGAACACGCGACCGAATCCGTAGCCGGTAATGTTGGGAGACTGCACTGGGATATCGTAGTCCAGGCGCGACCACGCAGATTGCCCTGGGTGGAGGATCGGGATCTGGACTTTGCGACTGCCGGTTTGAGTCTGCACAACAGTGCCGCCTACAAACACTGGTTTGTCAATGCCGACGCCAGTGCGCTGCATGTAGCCATTCACACCGCCGTAATAGATCGTGGTGCTGATATGCGCTACGCCCAACTGCCGGTAGCCTGCGCGCGGGTACATCACGGCAGCGGTTGGCTGGTTCACGTCAGGGCTGAACAGTACACAGGTTTCGAGCGGCGCCACGCTGATGTACTGGATGGTGCTGGCAGAGCTCGGTGCATTGGTGTCGTACTTCGCGGGGTTGGGCAGTCGGTTCCACGTAACGCCACGGTCATCGCTGTACACGACCTGCGCAAAACCAACACCGGCCACGTCTTTGCCCTGGCCGGTGTTATCGCCGTATATCTGGTAGATGCGATCGTCCACCTCGTCGTAGCAGCTGCCGTGGGTGTGCAGGCCGGACGCGTACGGCAATCCTCGCGACGTCGAATAGGCCACCAAATCGAAGACCTTGCTCCACGTCTTGCCGAAATCGGTGGACAACATGCCGAATCCCCCGCGCGTTGCGTCGGTCGCTGCGTTCGACTCACCACCAAGCGTCTGCGCCGTGTTGGAGTCGACCAAGTACACGACGCCGTTGGTGCCTGAGCAGAAGTCAGTCAGTGAGTATTGCGGGCTGAATATGCCGTTGGTTGCGGTCAAGACCTTGGTCCACGTGGCCGTGGCAGGATTTGCTGACCAGCCCAAGGACAGGTACAGCGCCGAGAAACCGCTGCCGTTGGTACAGGCAACCAGCACCTCGCCGTTGAACATCTCGTGGATGCCGCCCACCGTGTGGTTGGTACCACCCTCGGCCGTGAAATCATGAACGTTGGTCCACGTCGGCGTACTGGCCGTGGCCAGATCGAGGCACATTTTGAGGATGTTGCCAGTCGAGCCATAGAACCGAGCGCCGTTTTTGGAAATGCCAATCACGGATGCGCCAGGTGCGATGTATTCGACAACGGTCATCGTGTACTGAGGATTGGCGCGAGCAGTTGCTGCGCGGACGGTCCGGGTCATAGCGTGATCACTTTCTCAACTTCTATATATTGGCCGGTCACGGCGGTAGCAGCGTTCTGGCGTGCGTAATACTGCATCTGGTCGTTGTCGCTGAACATTTCCTCGCCAGGGTTGATCAGGACAGGCGCGCTGAAGTCGGGGTTCGGATTGTTGAGGTTGTCGGCATCGCGGTAACCCAGCGCGATCTGTGCCGTGTTGCTAGCGGGGCTGCGAATGATCAGGCTGGTGCGCCCCATCTCAGCTACCGCCACGCGGTTGAACGTGTTGGTGTTGTTGCCGTTGACATCGAATGTCTCGAACGTGCGCAGCGTAGCGGGTGCGGCCGTCGGCGTCACCGAGTTAGCCTGCACCGACGCCGGGCCAGGTCCCTGTGCGTTCAGCGTGGTCACGGTACCGGTGTAGGGAGTACCGGCCGAGGCGGTGATCACTTGCGGATTCGTGGTCAATGGTGTCACCTTGCCGCTGCTGTCGGTCCAGATGTTGCCGGTGGTCGCGGTACTGCCGGCGGCGCCGGGCGTCCAGGCCACACTCACGGCGCCAGCCAACGCAGTCAGCACGGGTTTAGCGGGCTGGCCTGGTGCCGTTGCTGTAGACCCGCCATTAGCGACGGCACTGCCGTTCAAACGGACATACCCTAACGCGGAGGGGTTCGCTGCCGCGACCGTGGCCACGCCAATCAAATTGCCCTTCGCGCTGTCGCTATCACACCGCTTGTTGACATCGTCCCAGTATATGCGCGCACCCACTGCCCATGCCTGAGCATCTGACTTCGGCAGCGTGAACAAGCCACAAGTCGCTCCCTCGACCTGTACACCCGCTGCTGCACCGCCGATTGCAACGGCAAACAACGCGCCGACTTGAAAGCCAGCACCGCTTACGACATCGTAGGGCGCCGGCAGGGTCAAGGTACTACCCTGCTGTACAAAGTTTTTCATTGCGGCTCCAAGGAAATATGGGCGCCTGAGTTAGCAGGCACCCGGTGAACAAGCTTAGGCGCCGGGGGTTTTCCACAGACCGCGCCAGTCGATCGGAGCTGCAGCGAATGCGTGGCGCGCTTTAATCTGCAAGCCATCCACCTCGAAGCCCTGGCGCTGTTCGGTGTACAGGCCCTCCTCGCCTTCCAAATAGGCGTATTCGATGGTGTCAACCATCCCTGGGGCAGCGGACATGAACCAATCACGGCCTTCGATACGCGCTTCTACCACCACTTCCAAGGAAGTGTTGTAGTTCGGGTTAATGTCGCTGGCCTTGGCAGCCACGAACGAGGCGCTGGTGTACTTGTTCGCCGCCGTCTCGTTGTCCGGACCAACGATCAGGTAAGACGGGGTCAAGTTCAGCACGCGGCCCTTCAAGCCCTTTTGCTTGCGCATGGCGGCGCGAGCGGCGCCCAGCGAGACTTCATCGATCGCACTGCCGGCGCCGGCCAGGTTGCCGTGATCAGCGTGGAACAGCGCCTTACCATCGGACATCTTCTGGTTGTTGGTCAGCAGGCCATACACGATGTCGCTTTCCAGCGCTGCGGCTTCAGCTGCGAGCGCAACCGGAATACGCTCGAACGCGCCCAAGTCGTCGTTGACCAGCGCCTCCCAGGTGATAGAGACAATGCCGCCGAATTTCGACAGCGCATATTTCTCGGCGCCTTCACCGAAGGTGAGCGCCTTGTACTCGCCGCCCTCGTTGATTTTCTTAAATGCCGACGACTCCGACAGCTGAGTACGCGCCACCTGGCGGAAGTCCGGCGCCGTGGTTTGACGCGCCCATGCGGTGAAGGTACGGGACTGCTGCAGATAGGCCGCGCGCAGCGTGCGAGTGACGGTACCGGCGAGGATTTCAGGGAAGTCCGACGTCGATTGCATACCGGCACGACCGCGCATGTCGTTATCGAGGTTGAGCGCCACCACGGCGATTTCGCGACGGCTCAGACCGCGCGTGTTGCCACCTGCCGCTTCGATACTGGCACGCGCCATGTCGATCAGGTTGAAGCCGCGATATTGGCGCGCAGCTTCGACACGTTCTGCGTTGCGGCGCACTTCCGCATTCGGGTTGCAGCGCAACGTGATCGCGTCGCTGATCGCGGCGCGACGTACGTCCGTTTCATCGGTAACGGTTTGGATATTGGCGACACTGCGGGTCGGGTTATTGGCGCTGCGCTTGGCCTGCTCGCGCAGCACGGCGAGGCCAGCATCGGCAGCCGTCAGTTCCGAGCGCGCAATGAGCTGCTCTGCAAAGGCGACGTCCAGACCGCCGAGGGTGACCGCCTCGCGGATGCCCGACTGGCGCTCGGCTTCGGCGCGCATGCCGTCAGCACGCGCCTGGTCGAGGGCACGCTGGTCAGTTTGCGAGACGGCAGGCGGTTGCGCCGCCGGGGTGGTGTTTTCACCAGGCATGGTGTTTTCCTTTCGGGTGGTAGAACCGGCGGCTGCCGGTGGTTGGGTAGGTTCGGTACTACGGGTGGTGAAAGTGCAGGGACTAAGCCGGCCTTCTGGCATCTTGGGCGGCTGCTGGTCAATGCTGCGCACGCCGGCATCCGCATCCGCGCCTATCGGCACCAGCGACGCCTCGGTCGGTTCCCAGTCGACAGCAAGGTAGGTCCAAAGCTCGCCAGGATTAGTCGGCGGAATGCGCTCGAATGCATGCACCGTATAGCCCACCGAGATGTTGCCGATGATCTTGTCGACCACATCCTGGTAGTACGGCTCGACATCCGCACGCTTGGAAAATTCAGCAGTGGCCACGCCCTGGCCGTCTGCCAGATCGGCAGTGCGGATCACGCCGAGCACACTGCTCAGGTCCCAGCGGCTGTGGGTATTGAGCAGCGGAGCGCGACCCGACTGTAAGCGCGCCATGCGCACGTGTGCGGGTTCCAGGCTCAACACCTCGTTGTAGTAGCGCTCGGCGTACCAGTCCCAGCGCAGAACGCTGGAGCCAGTGCTCCACACCAGGTCAACGGTGCGGGTTTCAGCGCTGACCGCCGTCACAGGCGCTTCGCGCGCCATGAGCGGCAGCTGCTGGATGTGCTGCTGTTGTTCAGGTTGCGGCATTGCGTACCTCAAAAAAAATGCCCCGCGAGGCTGATGCCTGCGGGGCTGGTGGAAAAAGGCGGCCTTACTCGGTGCCGAAAATTTGCGCCACGGTTGCAGCGTCGAGCAGCTTGGCCGACACGGCGGCGTCCGAATCCACGACAATCCCAAGGCTGCGCAACTTTTCGGTCTCTGCTGAACGCTCTTTGAACACCACCTCGGGATCGTCGCCGCTTTCGCGGATGGACGCAGAGAGAGTTTTTAAACCGCCGCGAATTGCCTCTTTCTCCGCCATTACGTCCTTGAGCGGATCGACCCATTGCAGCTTGGGCATGTTCCAGGTGAACGGCCGCACCGGATTCTTGGTCGCTCCGGCCAACAGCGCCGCCTGCTGGAAGCGCCGCGCGATTGGCGCCAACACCATCGGTTTCAACGCCAGCCACTGCTCTCCCTTGATCAGCTGGCGGAACTCCACCAGGCCGGCGCGGTAGCTGCTGTAATTGAAGCCCGAGAGGTCGCCGGTCATCTGCGACACCATCACGCCGGCGCCGGCCGCGATGGCCTGCAGCTGCGTGGTGGTGTACTCACCGTAGCCGCCGCTCGATGACGGATTGCCGAAGTCCACGCCCTCGGCATTGGAGAGGTACTTGATCATCCCCGGCGCCACCTTCTCCTGCACTGGCCCCTTGACTGGCGCGGTTGCAGCACCCAAGCGCGCGCTGGCGTCGTCGGTGCGCACGAAGGCGACGAAGCAGGCCTCGATCTTTTTGCGCACCAGCTCGGCCTGCTCGTAGTCGGCCAGGTCGCGCAGGCGCAGCAACGACACCGCCAGCTCCGGCATACCGCGCACCTGAGTCGGGCGGCGCTTGCGGTAGTAGTGCAGGATCTCCGATGCCGGCACGCGCTTGCTCTCAAGCGAATTGAGCCGGAATGTGGCGACTTCGCCGGGATGAACCGGATACAACCAGTAGGCCACGCGCTGGCCCACCAAGTTGAACTCGATGCCCGTGATCGCGAAGTTGCCATTCGCCAGCGGCCCGTTCTTCGTGTTGTCGATATGGTCCGGTTCCAGCACCTGCAACTGCAGCGGCACGCGCAAGCCATCCTCGGGGAGACGGGGCCGGAACCTGATCAGCACCTCACCACTCTCGCGCCTCGTGCGATGGGCCAGCTCGGTCAGGCCGGCAAAGTCGAGCTGGCCATCAGCGTCGCAGTATTCGCACCAGTCGTTCCACAGCTCCTGGTCAGGGGCCTTGGCGGTGATGCCGTCACCGACGGTATTGGCCACCAGGCTGTCGATGGCACGTCCGGCATATTCATTGTTGCGCACCACGTCGCGGCAGCGATTGCGCACGCGTGTCAAGGCCGGCCCGATCTCCGCGTTGGCGCTACCACCACCCGCTACCCAGCCGGCAGTGCGGCGTCCTATCTTCGCTGCATCGTAGCCGCGCGCGTGCTCGAGCGCCATGCGCGCCTGGGCGCGCCGCACGCCGGCCATCGGGTTGAATACGCTGACCAGTTCATCGATCAAGTTCATATCAATCCCGGGTGAAGGTGGCTAGCGATGCCGGGCCACGGTTGGACAGCGGCCCGGTGCCGAGCTGACCGGAGACGATCAGTTCGGAGCGCACCAGGTCGCGCGCCTTCATCAGCTCGGACACGCTGCGGTACGTGATGCTTTTTCCGTCGTAGTTGACCGACAACTGGCCGGACGCAATTGCGCTGTCGAGCGCGTTTAGTTGACTCAGTGTGAATGCCATAGTTAATCCAGCCAGTTATCAGTGCCTGACAGCCAATCGCTGTCGGGCTGTTGCTCGGGTTGTGTTTCCGGCGCGCTGGCCGTAACGACTGGCGCGGGCGGTGCTTCATTTTCTGCCGTCGCCGCGACGGCCACCTGGTGATCCTGCATAGCACTGTTCGGCTCTTGCTCGTCCGGCGCTGGTAGCGGCTGTCTAAACAGGTCGCCGTTGACCGGTTCGATCATTGCCTCCAGCTGCGCCCAGTCAGCGTCACGCATGACGTCCAGCCGCAGCAGTGGGTGATACGCCGCAGCGAACGCATAGACGAACAAATCGATGACCTCGTTGCGGCGCCCCGGCAGCTTGCGGTACTGCGACTTCGCCGCGTCGAACACCTCCGCCGTCAGCTGCTCGAAGTAATCGTCGGTCAGACCTGCAGGGAATCGGATAAAGCGGTCCTCCGGTATCGACTCCTCGTCTGAGGCGATGTAGTTGAACAGCAGCGACTTGGCCGTATCGGTGCCGACGTGCCAAAGCTGCACGCCGCCTTTGATAACGCGTCCCTTGTGGTTGACGTCCATCGGCACCGGCCGACCGATTACCGGCTTGCCAGCCGACGACGCGCCCTTGACCGCAAACACGCCCGCATGGCGATACAGCCTGGCGTAGTGGTACACCTCATGCGTGTGATGTCCACCGGAGTCGATTGCACACGTCTGCACACGCATCGAGACACCGAAAGAGTTCACCAGCGGACGTTCACGCAACGCTGTCAGCCGAGTCCAAACCTCCTCTTTGGCGGGGTCACCATCGATGATGTTGTAGTCGATAACCCAGTGCTTCTTGTTGCGGCCGAAGCCGAGGATTTTGTATTCCAGACGGTTGCCTTGAACGTCCACCGACATTACCAGCGCCAGGCAGCCCTGCGGGATCGTGCGCAGGTTCCAGCCCTCGCGCCGCTTGGCGATCTCAGCACCTTTGATCTGCCCGCTCAAATCTTCCCAGCACTCAGCTAGCATGTTGTTGATGAAAGCCTTGAGCGCGATCGGATCAGGCTTTGCTGCAATAAAGTCAGCCGCCAGCTCAACCCAAGGGCGCCAGCCAAGTGGCGCGTACAGCGACGGTAGATGGAAGCTGGCGACGCCTGGCTCACCCTTCACGGTAGGCATCCAATATGCGCCCTCGTAGCCGAGCGTCTTCCACTCGGCCTCCGTGCTGAGCACCGAGCATTGCTCACATGCGTAACGCGCTTTCTCCGGCTCGTCATCCGGCCACTTCATCTGCGACCATTTGAAGAACTGACGCTCGCCACAGTCCGGACACGCCACCATGTACTTCTGCTGGTCGCCGCGCTGGTAATTGCGGTCGATCGGCGAGCTGCCGACGATGGTCGGCGTGCTGTTGCCGAAGATGCGCGCCTTGCGGCCGAAGTTGCTAGTCCTGTTCTTGGCCAGCGTTTCCGGCGCGCCCTGTTTCCCGATGTCTCCCAGGTACTCGTCCATCTCCTCGAGCAGCACGTAGCGCATGGTCGAGGATTTCAGGCCACCCGGCCTGTTCGCGCCGACGATCTGCATGAATCCGCCGGGGAATTTCTTCCGGCGCTGCGTGTTGTCGGAACCCTTGACCTCTTTGTCCCGGATTCGGCGCCGCAGCTCGGGCGTCGATTGCCGCATCGGCTCGAAGCGCGACAGGTTCCATTTCTCGCCATCCTCCACCGTGGCGAACACGGCCAGGATGTTGCCGGCTGCCGAGGTGATGGCGTGGCCGATGAAGTTCTCGCCCAATGCAGAGCCGCCCAACTGATGGCCCTTCTTCAGGTAGACCTCACGGTACGGACTGTCGGGTGACAGCGCGTCCATGATGCCGACCAGGTAGGGCGTGCGGCTATTGCGCCAGGGACCAGGTTCTGGCGTATCCGGCGGCAGCACCCTATACCGTTCGGCCCACCGCGCAATGGGGATGCGGTCGTCCGGCTTTATCGCTTCACTGAGCGACCGGATGAATTCATCGACTGCACCCATTTATTCATCCTCTTGGTCCTGCAACAGCTTGGTGACATCAATGCCGGCCAGCGCGGCAGCAAGCGCTTCCTCCATAATCCGTTCGCACTGGTGCGCGTCACTTACCGCTGCCAGCTGATCCTTCAACCGCGCCGGTACGTTGAGCACCGAGTCGCGGATATTGCGGAACGTCGTATACGCGATCCGCTTCGCCTCACCTACCAGGATCAACTCTCCGGCCAGCTGCTTGTACTCCAGCTCCTGCTTGAGCGCGCTGAACTTTTCCCGCGCGGCGCGGTGGGTCCGGTACTCCGTGGTTGACCCATCCGCCTCGGCGGGTTCGCTGTCCCCGTCCCCTCGGGCGTCAGATTCGTCGTAATCCTCGCCAGCAAGCGCAGCGGAGGAAACCGTGCGTTTTTCGGTCGGTGTTACGCTGAGCACAGGTCGCAGCACGTCGGCGCTGTTGCGCCAGTCGCGGTCGGCCTGCATGGAATCGATTTTCTTGCCGTCCTGGACCAGGATGTGGCCGGCTTCGATGGCCTTCTGCACTGCGCGCAGTGTCACGCCAGCGTGCCGCGAGTATTCGCGATATCCCATCAATGCCATCTGACTACCCCTTGGTGACTACTGACTACTGACTACCGGGTGACTACCCCTTTTGAAATTCTGTAACGGCGCGAACATCGGGGCGCGAATTACCCATGCTGGGGATACCCCCGGAAGGACCCTGGAAAATTTAAGGCCGGCCCCATCGGCGCCGAGGCCCGGCCAGGGCCGCCCGTACCGGCCAGCGTCCCGCCATCACCGGCGCCGACGACCGCGCACGCACCTCAACCGCTGCGTAACGCTGCTTCCCATGCACTGACCAGGTTCGCTTCGAAGTTGCTCGTGATGGTCTCGTTCGCCACCGCGCTAAACTCGAAGCGCTTCTTGTACGTCGCTTCGGTCGAGAAGCGGATCAGCGTCGTGATGTGTTTGTTGTTGTTGGCCCGCGCGTAGATGCCCATTGGCAGGCCGCCGCCCTTCGGCACGCCCTTGAAGAAGCGCTTGTTGCTGTTGAAGGTCTCGATGTCGGCGGCGATCTTCTTGATCTTCGCCTTGGTGATGTTGCCGTATTGGTTCAGGCCCACGCCGCGCCCAGGTAGTGCGAACTGCGGCGTACCGCCGCTGGCAAACCGCTCCTCAAAAGTCTTGAAGGCGCGCCGGCCACCGATGGCTTCAACCGCCAGGTACTTGGCCTGCACATCCTTGACGAATATCCGCGCCTGCAGCTTGGCCTTGGTGGCCGGCGTCACACCTACAGCGCGCTGAGTAAACGGTGTCGGCTTGTCGAACACCTGCTTGATGTGCGCAGTCTCGGCAGCTGATGTTTGCCAAGCAGTCTGTGTCAGTGCCTTGGCAACGGCAAACGGCATGTGCCGGCGCCCAGCTGCCCCCATACGAGCCACTAGCTCGCGATATCCCTGTAGCTGTACGGTGCTCATGCGCGCTCCAATACTGGCAGTACAAATAAAAAATCCCGCGCTAAGCGGGCAAGACGAACGGGGGACTGTAGACGCCGCTTATAGCTGCGGGTCAGATGTGATCACCTCTTTCGCTGTTGAGAAACTGTTTGTGCAGACATCTGCACAAAAAAAAGCCCGCGTGCAAGCGGGCATTTACTGAATCTTGTACAAAATTTTAGTTCGATGGGCTGCGCAATCTGGCAATCTCTTCACCGTCAACTCTCACTTCCCACTTCGAAACAAACAAAGCGTTATGAGCGCGCACGGGGCCAAAAACTCCATTTTCCAGAGCGATACCGTACCTGTTCCCGTGCTGCGTGACAACGAAGTACGTTGCGCCACTTGGTGTTATATAGAGAGGTAGCTTCGTCTCGGGACATTCCATTGCGAGGTCACTAGGATCAATGGAGGGGTGCATACTGGCTTCTGTCGGGCTTACAAAGGCAACATCAGAATCTGGATACATCGTCTCGCCAGCCCGGGGGCCCTCTAAGACGAGAACGCTTAGCTCTCCCCTGTCGTAGGTAAAAGTAAAGCCGTGCACCAATTTACGGTCGATCTGAACTAATGCGATGGTTCCGGCTGCTAGATCACCTATCGACTTCTTGATAAGTCCAAGTACGACATTCATACCTTCTCCCTTGGTTTTTTCGGATTCTCGATCCTATACCAAGGGGACTAGCCTGAGCAGAAATAATTCATCTATACGCGATGAGGCTCCACAACTTTCTCTCTCGCTCCGTCCAACATGTTCTTGCAGACGGTGGCGCAGCGGCCTACCATTGCGCCACTGGTAGGATCTTTAGACAGGCGTAAAAAAACCCCGCGCGGCTTGATGCCTGGCGAGGTTGATCTGTTCTTGCCCCTCAGAGTAGGCGACAGACATTACCCTGGACACAGTTACTCCGAGAATGACCGAAATATACAGGGCTTGTTACACCTCCGTCAAACACTTTCTTCAAATATCGTTGTCACACCCTGTGCCGCAAATATTGGCTCAAGACGCGCCATCGCGTTCTGCTCAAGCGTTCTCACGTGGCTCATCATCTTTTTCGAGGCCCGGTAATACTTCACATGGCTACCGCCAAACGACTCCGCCAAGTCCCTGAAAGAGATGTCGATTTTTTTATGGTTGGCAAACACGCGGCCCAGCATGCAATCGATGGCCAGCGCCGGCACTGTCGGGAGCAGCGGCCGGAACCATTCGGACAATCCCTGTATCGCCGCGATCCTCTCGGCAGAGAACACATAACGCCGGCGTGGGGCCTGGCCCACTTGAACGCGACGGCCGTTATCGACCAGCTTGCACGCCCGAGTCTGCCCCATCGCAATTTGTATCAGCCTCGCGTCCGATTCCAGCTGCTCCACCTGTTCGCGCAACTCCAGCACGGCGCGGTGCTCATCGCCTCGCTTACGCCGATCCGCATCGTCCCTGGTGATGGTGCCAGACCATTTGGCATACACTACCTGAGCCTTATCGAGATCCACCCGCTTTTTTCGTACAGCTGCCTCCGCTAAGTCCAGGGCCTCTGCGAGCTTGTGAAAAGCATCCACCGAGTCCACTACATCCTCAAATTCCGTCTCACCAAATTTCGCCTGCAATACCCACATCTCTGGCTTGGGAAGCCGTGATTTAATCGCTTGGGTAACCAAGGCGCACTGCGCTCGAACTTCGTTGTTGTCCAAGCCTTCAAAATTGACTGTGCCACCACCAACGCCGCGCAGCGCTTCCAGCCAGTGTTGCTGGCTAGCTGACAACTGGATGGTTTCCATTGCCCGCATCAGCGCCTTGCGCAAAGGCGCATCTTGCGTCGCTTCCTGCGCCATGATCAGGAATGACACATGCACCGCCTGCCCCACACTTTCAAATACTGCCTCGTCACCTGCTTCCATCGCCTTACCCCTTTTTGTTGTCCAATTCCTGCTGATCCAATGCTGCCTGCCACGCCATCCCGCCCTGTCGGCGCAGATACGGCTCCGGGATATTCGCCTGCGGGTCATCCAGGTTGATCCTGTTGCCTCGCGCATCCATCCCTATCCGCACGCCCCGGATGATCGGCGTGCCCACCTCATGCCCGTTCTCGGTCGCGTGGAAACCTTGCCCGCCGCGTATGCCACGCCGTATCGCCGCATCCACCACTTCTGCCCCAAACGCATCGCGGAACGCATCGATGATCGCCGCTACCTGAGGCATCTGTTCCCGCATACTTCCGCTGCTCATGTCGATCTCCTGCAATTTGGTCCCACCTCGAAAAGGTTGGGCAAAAGGTTGGACGGCGCAAACCCGCATGGATGCTTGCTTTGCCAACCTCCCAACCTACCCAACCTATTTCTAGGTTCTACTGGAAGGACAAAAGCCAAAAGCAACCCCGCACACGCACGTATACGTGCGCACGTGCGTGCGTGTGCAGGCGCGTTTCGGTTGGCGAGGTTGGGAGGTTGGCGGGGCCGCTGTTCATGCGGGTTCCAGCCGTCCAACCTAAAAATGGCGAGGTTGGACGGCTGGTCCAGCCTGGCCGAAATGGGCATGTACGCCACATACAATTCCGCCTTTTCCGCCTGCGCACATGGCGCCCACGATCCCTGGCAGACGATTGCTGCAGCAACGCCCATAACGTTAGAAAGGAAGTGGCGCATCATCGCCCTCCTGCGCCTCTGCGCCGGCCGTCGCGCCAGGCGCTGCCGGGCGCGCGTAGAACCGCTCGCGCGCGCCCGATGTTTCACGGTCTTTCGTCCAGCCCAGCTTGCGCATGATTGCGCCGATGCGCATGGTTTCCAGCTTGGCCGGGCCAAGCTTGGACACCTCAAAGTGCAATCCGCGTGTCAGCAGGTCCAACACCGTCACGCGGTTGATTCGTCCGTTGATCTTTGGCACGCCATCAGCGTCGATGCCTTCCAGGTAGCGATAGATATGACCATGCCATGGGTCAGGTATCTCGCGGCTTTCCTGCTGAGGCGAGACCAGTCGCGTCTGCTGCTCACGTGTTGGATACGTCAGCACGCCGGCATTCATCATGGCCACAGCCTCGCCGAACAACTGGTCGCGGTCCTCGATCAACGCATCGAGGTCAATGCGCCCGGTGGCCACTGGCCAGAAGCGCCGGTTCCCCGTCGAATCTTTAAAATACTCACCCTCGTTCGTTGTCGCCGCAAACGCGCAGCGGCGCGGCATGTTTTTCATGCGACGGCCGTATGGCTCACGGAAGCGATCGACGGTCGACGACATGAACGCTTTGATCGCCGTGACCTCGGACCGGTTGAACTGCTCCAGCTCGGCCACTTCATACAGCAGCACACCTTGGATCGACAGGTACCCGTCCTTCTCGCCCATGCGGAAAGGCGTGTCGGCGAACCAGTCGCCCCCCAGCACCTTCAAGGCAGTCGACTTGCCCTCACCCTGGCCACCTTCAAACACTGGCGCATAGTCGTGCTTGGCGCCCGGGCGATACGCTCGCACCACGATTCCGACAAAGAACATGGTAGACACCAGTTCCAAGTACTCGCTGTTGTCCGCACACCCCCAATACCGACCCAAGGCGCCGGCCACGCGTGGCGCACCGTCCCACATGGCTGCGCAGCGGTCCATGTAATCGGTCACCGGATTGAACGCATGCTCGCGCGCTGCCTGCGCGACACCGCGCTCGATGTCGCCGATGCTGGCTAGCAGCAGACTATGGTGACGAGACAAGTAGACGCCCAGGTGGAAATCGTCACCTTCCGTCCATTCGCCCGGCTCGCTGCGCCAGGGCGTGGCGCGGCGTTTTACCTGCAGGCCGGAAAACAGATCCAGCCCGACCAAGCCAATCAGGCGCGGGTCACCCTGCATCACGGTGTAAACGTTCTCGCGGCAACCCTTCACGCCACCATTAGCGGTCTGGATTAACTCCGACCGCAGCTGCTTGGGCGACATGCCCGCGCCAGCTGGCAAAGGGGTAGATCCACCCGCGGCAGCATCATCAAACCAGTCAGGCACATCATCCTGGCGCTCATTGCGCGGAGCTTCTATCGGCTCGCCCGAAGCATCCTCCACTACGTTTGTCCGTAGCTTAGCCACCCACGCCATGACCTCATCAAAACCGGCGCCGCCATCGATCAGGTCGGCCAGATCCCATCCGTCGGCCACTTCGCCCGGCGCTGGAATGTCGACAAAGAAAACGGCGCAGCCCAGCTCACGCAGGATGCCGGCAATTTTGATCATCGCGGACATGCCAGGCTGTTCAGACTCGGGCAGCAGCTTGCCAGCGAGCTTGTGCTTTTCCTTGTAGCGTTTGGCGTCGGCATCGGCCCACAGGATGACTGAGCGGCCCGCCAGCGGCGTCCAGTCCGCCTTGTCGACTGCTTTGCTGCCACCGGGCCAGCTCACCATGTCCAGTTCGGCACCCAGGAGCGCATGCCCCCGATCCACGCACTTCTCCCCCTCCACCACCATCGCTGGAAAATCGGGCCGCAATGCGCCGCGAAGGTACAGCGGGCGCGGCACCGGGAACGCCATCCAACGCCACTCGCGCTGCTGCGTCACCGGGTGCTGAGCGAACAGGCACGGCAGCACCTCTTTGCCGCCGTCCGAGGTCGTGAATCGATAGATCACGCCCAGCAGTCGGCCGCCCTGGTCGCGGTATTCCCAGGACACATCGGGTTTGCCGCGCACCACGTGGGCCTTGGGATAAGGCCCGGCATCGGCAGGGACCGGCAACAGCGGTTCCCACGGCGTCTTTTTCTTGGCCTCGGGAAGTGCCTGTACCCCTTTGTCCGCTTGCGCGGGCGCACGACTAGGGATGTTTTTCGGCTTGGCCGAAACGATAGGGCGCGGTGCGCCAGAATAAGAATCAGATGGCGTCAGCGTAATGCCCAGCTCCTTAGCCAGGTCTGCGCACGCCTTACCCTGTTTCACGCCGTGGATATGAGCATAGAGGGAAATGAGATCAGCGCCGGCTACGCCGTCGTCGGAAAAGTCAGCCCATACCCCGGCCTTGTCGCCTTCGAGGCGAATACGCATTGATTTGCCGGCTTCGCCGGAGGAAGAACCAATACAAAACTCGATCCCTTCACGCACGCCGTTCGGGAACCAAGAGTTCAGCAGCGATTCTATGGAAAGGATGGCCGCGCTGTTGACTGCAGCAAAATCGTCGAGCGTCACGCTTTAGCCTTCATACCGTACGCCACACGTCCGGCGCCCATCACCGACGGTATGTCGCGGTAATCGTGCGCACCTTCACGAATAGAGGTCATTCGCAGCACGTGCCGTGGCGAGAGATTCGCCGCGCCCTTGTGAGTGCGCGGCCCGGCGACTGACGGCACCGCATCATCTGGCGCTGCCACAACGTCGGAGGCGCTCATTCCGCACGCTCGTCGGTCTTGCAATACACCCGGAATGACAGGGCCAGCAGCTCAGCAATGGTCCGCTGCATATCGGCGCCGATCGCCTCAAGCTTGCGGCGCTCGTTCGCGTCGATCTCGTCGTCGCCCTCGATAGCGCTGTCGAACGTCACCGCAAGTTCGCCGATGCGCACGTGAAGCTCCCGCCACTTTTTTCCGATGTCCACATTGCTGTGATCAAGGGCGGGGGGCATCTTGAGGAACACGCCGCCGCTTTGAATGGCGACCGCCTCCGCAAAGTGCGTAGTGCCAGCGAACGTCTGCATCAACATCGCAAGCTCAACATCTACGCCCTGCCCTTTCCGCTCGTAGATACGGTTTTCCAGCGCATTGCGTGTCATGCCGACTGCGCCCGTCATAGCATCCCAACCGCCGGGAAATGCCTTGATCATTGCCAAATAAGATTTCCTAATGTCCACTACTTCCCCTGTTCGCTGGTGGTTTTTATGACAAACAAATAAGTTAAGATTGCCGCAGTGGCAAAATGCACGAGCAGCTTTCAATCAAGAGCGACATCCGACACGGGAGCCGGGTTGGCTCCTGGGGTTCTCATGTAGGCCCAGAAGTCCCGCTTATCCGGGCGCAGCTCTTCGCACGTGACCGCCACTCCAGTGGCTTTTTCAATCTGAGCGCATCGCTCGAGCGGAATTGCCCTTTTCGATTTGCGCCAATCGCTAACTGCCTGAGGAGACACGTCTAAGATTTGCGCGAGCTTGGACGCGCCGAGGATTTCGCAAGCTTTTTCGAAAGGTGTGGTCATGGCCGAAGTGTAAGGCATTGCCTTACCAATGGTCAAGTATTGATTGACTTAACTTTACCCTAGACAATCAAGCATTGCTTGATATACGAGAAGAACAATGCCTCCTACCGCAAACCAGATGCTTTCCACCAAGATTCGCCAGGCCATCGCGTCCGTGCATGAGCTTGACAAGAAAACAATCGCTGAGCGTCTTGGCGTAACGAAACAGTCGGTAACTGGGTGGGAAACAACAGGTAGGATTAGCAAAGGAAACTTAATTAAGCTCGCGGAGCTCCTATCTATTCAACTTTCATGGTTTTTAGACGAGAATATGGACCAGCCAATCTCGCGTCTCGACGATAGATCACCCGCAACCTCTGAAATATCTGTATTCGATGTTAATGTTAAAGATTCACCAATGGGCCGCCGTAGGGCGATCCCTGTTATTTCAGCCATTCAGGCCGGCGCCATGAAGGAAATCTTGGAGCCGTACGCACTGGGCGACGGATACGCCGCCCTCTACACCGACGACGACTATTCCAGGTGGGCTTTTGGGTTGGAAATTGAGGGTGATTCAATGCTTCCAGAGTTTAAGCCTGGTGACATGGTCATTATCGAGCCGGACTGGGAACCGCGCCCAGGAGAATACGTAGCTGCAAAGAACGGAAGGCAAGAGGCGACGTTCAAAAAATATCGTCAACGCGGAACTGATAAAGACGGCCGCGATATATTCGAACTTGTTCCATTGAACGAAGATTATCCTGTAGTGCGCAGCGATGAAACTCCACTCGTGATCATCGGGGTCATGGCAGAGCACCGCAGGAAGGCTCGCAAACGCTAACTTAACTCGCGCGCAGCCAGTAATTGTGCGCTGGGACAGTTAATTTCATATTGATTCATACCTGACAAAACCGGCTTTCTGCCGGTTTTTTTTCGCCACAGCAACATGAAGCGCTTTACCGAGTCATGCTATGCTTGACCTAGGTAAAGCATTGCCTTATCATCGCCCCCATCAACCACTTACGGGAGGCGGTATGGCAGGGTCTACAGCAATCGAGTACAAGTCAAGTATTGAGCGCGCAGCTAAGGCAGCTTGCTCCACTTGGCCACAAGACCCCGAGCTCCGCGCCCGTTCGTTCTGCGCCATGCTCAGCTTCTACGTTGACGCCACGGATCCAGGCTTGGCGGCCGCACTGAATGAGGTGGCGGGCATCTCGCCATCCGCTCAGCCCGCAGGTGCCGCCCAATGATCGCTTTCATTGTCAAGGTGAGCACGGCCGCCGGCACCAGCACCTATTTCGTCATAGCCGCGCACGCAGCAGACGCCCAAGACGAAGCACGCGACCAGCACGGCGTTGACTGCGCCATCTTTGTCACGCCTCACCGCACGGTGTCCGCATGAGGACCACCACCAAATTCCCCGAGCTCCAAGCAGCGCTCAAGGCCGCGCACCTGGCGGCCGCCGTGAGCCGCGTTGCGGACGCCACCGGTATGGACAGGACCGAGATCACTACACCGGACGGCACGCGGCTGGATACGTTCAAGTTCCTCGACGCCATGCGCGCACGTGGCTATCAGGTCAGCGAACCGCGCATTCCGCAGACGCAGACCAAGGCAGGGCACACCGCTTGGAAAGTGGACATTACCGTCCCTGCCGGCGCCAGCCTGCAGATGGTCTTCTTCACACCTGGTGTGCGCCAATGACGCCCCCCACCCATCCCCTCGCCGTCGACGTCCGCGCGCTCCTGCAGCGGCCGTTAAGTGAGTTGCGCGGATTCACCGATCCAGCCGGTCGGCCCGTGTCGCCGCGCCAGGCGCGCACCGCCCTCGTCGCAGAGCAGGCCAGCGGCCATGAGCTGCTGCCCATCGGCGGTACCCACCAATTCAGTTTCATCAAGAAGTAACCACCCGCATTAACCAGGAGAGCATCATGAGCAAAGCAAAAAGCCCCGCGCGCGCGGCTGCGGCATCGCCGGCGTTGCCTGCCGCTGAAGCACCGGCAGAGCAAGGCACGTATGGCATCTACAACCTGAGCGATATTCGCAAGTCGCCAACCAACCGTAAGCGCTTCAACGAAGTGGCGCTGCAGCAGCTGGCCGCCAACATCAAGGAAATGGGCGTGGTGCAGCCCATCCTGATCCGTCCTGTCACGCCTACCATCGAGCAGCCCGAGCCGTACGAACTGGTCGCCGGGGAGCGCCGCTGGCGCGCCTCGGGCATCGCTGAGGTCACAACGATCCCGGCGATGTGCCGCATGCTGAGCGACAAACAGGCAGCTGAAATCCAGATCCTGGAGAACCTCCAGCGCGAAGACCCGCACCCGCTCGAGGAAGCCGAGGGCTACGAGCAGTTGATGATGAACCACGGCTACAACGCCGACCAGTTGGCCGACAAAATCAAGAAAAGTCGCGCCTACATTTACGGCCGCTTGAAGCTGTGCGCACTCACGATCGAGGCGCGCGAGAAATTTCTCAGCGATGAAATCTCGGCATCCACCGCCCTGCTCGTTGCACGGATACCGGTGCCGGCGCTCCAGGCGCGCGCGTTAGGCGAAATCACTGCAACCTCGGTATATCAGCCTGAGCCGATGTCGTACCGCCGCGCACAGCAGCACATCCAGCAGCGATACACATTGGACCTGTCCTACGCAAACTTCGACGTGGGTGACGGCAAGCTGCTGGCCGCTGCCGGCTCCTGCTCGAAATGCCCTAAACGTTCGGGCAATCAGCCGCTCGTCTTTGCGGACATCAAAAGTGCAGACGTCTGCACCGATCCAGACTGTTTTGAGGAGAAGCGCGCCGCCCACTATGCGAAGGTGATTGTGATCGCCAACAAGACCGGCATTCCGGTGATCGAAGGCGACGAGGCAAAGCAAATAGACGCCTATGCGCACGGCAGCGAGTTCGTGGCCGGCAACACTCCAATTTGGCGTTTTGACCGCAACGCACCACCCACCGGCAACGCCGGCAGAGCGGAAGACTACATCGGTAAAGACAACATGCCGAAACCGGTAAAGTACCTCAAGGACAGTACAGGTGTCGTGACTGCTATTTACGATCGCACTGCAATTCAGGCAGCACTGGAAAGGGCTGGTGCATGCGAAACGGTCACAGCGCACGCGTCGCGTATGGCCGAAAAGGAACGGGCTAATCAGGCAAAAGGCGACGAGCAGCCCACGGCAGAACAGCTGCAGCGTGAGAAATCCAGACAGATGGCAGCCAAAGAAACTGAGTTCCGTGTATCGCTCTACCGCAAGTTGCGCCAGCGCGGCGCCAATGGGTTTAGCCTGGCGTCGCTGCGCGAGTTCGTGAAGCTGATGGTCCGCAGCTACAACGATTACGCCATCCCCGACGATCTTATCGGCGACCTGTACCCATTCCCGGACGCCACGGACGATGCGGTGTGTGCGTACATCGACCAGGCGACGCTGCCTGAGGTCCAACTGATCTTGGTGGACCTGGTAATGGGCGAGTGCCTGGGGGTGGATGCGTTCGACATTCACGATTTGGAGGATGCAAATTACACCCCTACCTGGAACACCCTCGTTGACATGGCGCGACACGAAGGTCTCGATGCCCAACTCGAGCGCCGTGAACATGATCTTCGCAGCACCGCCGTTGCAGAAATCGCCAGTGAAGACTTTAACGACCTCATCCGCCTGGCGCCCGAGCGCCTGGCGGAGCTGACCGCCGTCGTAATAGACACGCAGCCGCACAACATCGCGGCACTGCAGCGCGCAGCAGAAGCTAACGGTTACACCTGGAGCAAGTGGCAAACACCGACACCAGGCAGCGCGTGGGTGAAAAGCGACGGTGCCGTAATCGAGGTGGCCACCTCGGCACTTGCGCCGGCGGACACCACCAGCCAGGTGAGCACTGAATCCGCTGCCGCCGATGGCGACTACGTGGACGCCGCCGATTTCGTCCAGGCTGCGCCAGAGCCCGCTAAGCGCGCCGGCAAGGCAAAGGCGCCGAAGGTCAAGCCGACAGCGCCGGCACCAGCGCCGGCAGAATCTTGGCCGTGGCCCAAGTCCGCATTAACCAGCGACGATAACAACAAGTCCGAAACTACCGAGAAGGAAGCAGCATGAACGCACCAATGGACGCATTTATCCGCGAAGCACACGACGATACCAAGGCCGTGGTGAGCTTCGCCACAGCGATGGCCAGCAAGATGAATCAGGCCGCTTTGAAGGGCCGCGCAGGCTGGAATAACCCTGAACTGTGCACCGATGCCTCGCTGCGCGTGCAGCTGCGCGACGCAGTCGCGAAAGGTGATCCGGTAGACGTGGCCAACTTCGCCATGATGCTGCACGCACGCGGCGCCGGCACCGCCATGCCCGAGGCCTATGCCACCATCGTGATGCAGAACATGGAGATGCGCGCTGCCCTGCGCGCCGTGCTGGATGAAGTGGCGCCAGGCAGCACGCCGATCAGCATCGACTCGTCCCTCCCCCGCAGCGTGATCGACCAGGTCGCACGCGCCGCCGACCCAAAATCCTTCGGAGCTTAATCTATGTCGCATCAAGACCAAACCATCGACCAGCCGATTAACACCGTAATGGTCACCATGCTGCGAGCCTGCGGCTTTGAAGTGCGGCACAACACTGTCAGCGGTCAGCACGTAGTGGAGGGCACGATCGAAAATGCGGCGGCCTTCTACACGCTTACTCTCGCGGGCGCCGACGCCGCCCCAGCGTTGCAGGATAAGAGCACAACATCGATCAGCCCATTGATCTACCCTCCCTCACTCTCTGACGATTTGGCTGAGGTGATGGGCATGCCCAATTTTCAATGCGCGCCGCTCGCGCATGGGTATCGCGATGCCGGCTTGGCCGACATTCCCCGCAAAGCTGAAGCTGAGCAGGCGTTCGTCATCGACAAGCTGGTGCGGCTAGTCATCCAGCATGGCGTCGACTGGCGCGTGCATGCGGTCGCCGATTTGGACAAAGTGCGAGAAGTACTGCAGGCCAAGAAGAAGGACGCGCCATGAGAGCGATCCACGTATTCACGGCAATCGCCGCTGGCCTACTGCTTGGCTGGGCAATATCCACCAAATCAATTGCCGATGACTGCGAACGGCTTGGAGCATTTTATGACGGCAGGGACATCCACCATTGCACCGCCGCAGTACTTACTCACGATGCCACCTGAAGTTAACAAGGTTTGCAACCACAACGCTGGCACGCGGCTGGTGGTTGCAGCCGCCGGCTAGTTCAACTAAAAACGAGAAGCACGAAATGCGCTACATGACCATCCCAAAATTTGCCGTGGAATCGGGCTACACCGAGGACGCTATCCGCACCAAAATCAGGGATGGTATATGGCCACAAGGCGACGTCTGGATCAAGGCTCCTGACGGCCGCAATCTTATCGATGTACAGGGATTTGAAAAATGGGTAGAGACGGGCGGGGCGTTAAAGCTGCATCGCAAAGCAGCATCGAAATCACATTCACCTATAAGGGCGTTAGGTGCCGTGAGCGCATCGCGCTCCAGCCCACCCCCGCTAATCTAAAGCGCGCCGAGCATCACCGCTCGGCCATCATGCACGCTATCGCCACTGATAGCTTCGATTACACCGCCACCTTCCCCAAGTCCACTAACGCGGCCAAGTTTGCCAATCAGCTCGGAGACGTCGAGCTGATCGAGGCGTATCTTGAAGCCTGGTTAAAGCGTCAGAAGCCCCACCTCAAGGCAAGCGGATGGGACGGTTACCGCAAGATCGTGGACGGCAAGCTAATCCCTTGGTTCGGAAAACTCAAGGTGTCCGAATTGAAGAAGAAGCACATGCGGGAAAAGCTCCAAGAGAGCACGGCCAGCAACAAGACCCTTGCCAACATTCAAAGCGTCATGCGCAAGGCTTTGGATGACGCCATCAACGACGAGCTGATCGATATCAATCCGTTGGCCAACTGGTGCTTCTCTAAGATCGAAGCCCCGAAGGAAGAAGACGAGATCGATCCATTCAGCAAGGACGAGCAGGCCATCATCCTCGAGCAGCTCACCGGCCAGGCCCGCAACCTCATCCAGTTCGCATTTTGGACGGGCATGCGTACGTCCGAGCTGGTGGCACTGGAATGGGGCGACATCGATTTCGTGCGTAGCGTGGCGAAGGTGACACGCGCTCTCACACAGAAGTCCAAGGAAGCTGAGAGCACTAAGACGGCCGCTGGCCGGCGTGAGATTAAGCTGCTACAGCCGGCACTTGAGGCGTTGAAGGAACAGAAGCAACACACGTGGCTAAAGGGCGCCGAGGTGTTCCAAAATCCCCAGACCGGAGAACGGTGGACCGGCGATCAGTCGATCCGTAAAACCCTGTGGACCTGGGCGCTCAAACGCGGTGGCATCCGGTATCGCAAACCCTATCAAACACGGCATACTTACGCAAGCATGATGCTATCTGCCGGCGAACACGCCATGTGGGTGGCCAAGCAGATGGGCCACAAGGATTGGACGATGATCGCCCGGAGATACGGCCGATGGATGCCGGATGCTGATCTTACCGCTGGCCAGAAAGCAGTCTCGGTTTTTTCCCGAAACGCAGGCGAACTACTTAACCTCGGCGGCTTAGCGATATAAATCGAAGACATTCCTCACATACACTGTGTTGCACTAGCGAAACGGAACAAATTTCACATTGGCTTCTAATCGGAGTATGTGGCCTGCATCTTTTCGATCGATTCTTTGATAGCAGAAAACATCTCTGCTGTCGAAGACTCCAACGATGACAGGTCGCTATCTAGTTCAAGTTCCTCACGGATACACACAATCAATTCATTAGTCTTTGCTGCGAGTTCAATCGTGTCGTCAACAATCGAGCGCTGATAACCTCGAGCGAGATTGACGTATTGACGCCCGAAGTCGGCTGCACCTTCTCCATACAGCTTCGCATCTGCATCGGACTTATTAAGCCCTTGAGACCAGGATTCGAGCAAAGTGCTCTTTTGTGGCCCAAGCGAACCGGATGAATCACTTAACAGATTTGCAACAATATTTTTTATACTTTCCGACTTCTCAAGCTGCTGCCTCTCCAAGCTCTCTAGCCTTTCCTGCTGGCTTTTGATGAACCTCAAGTCACCTATTTCAGGCAATTTTTTGTACAAAATTCTTTGAACCAGGCTCATTAACTCCCGACTTTTTAAGACTGTATCCATTTCGCCCAAAATTGCGACCCGAGCCACAGCGCTTAAAAATCCTTTGAAACCCTCCTCTACCTCAAGGCTCTCACCTTTCTTAAATGGCATACCACCAAGCGCCATGCTCGCAGCAGTCATCTCCTTAATCAGATCGAGATAAACCTCTCGCCGCGCCACAACTAGCCTTGCTCGACGTGCCTCATCGGCTGCATGCGCGCGATCCGTTTCAATTTTCGCCAAAGAATCATTGCGGTCAATCCGCCACTTATCCTGCGACGCGTCAAGCTCTCGGTTCGTCTTCCAAAACCCAAACCAAACGGTTGCCCCAATGCCGAGCAGCGTGAGGAAGGGAACAACCATTGTGCTATTCGCGTAGAAGGGAACAGGCTGAATTGGTGCTGGCATCAGTTGGATGGCAAGGGTACCACCAGGGTGCAC